AAACTCGAAGACTATTATAGTAAACTTGAAACAAAAGAATGAAAAGCATACGATGTTTTATAAGACTTCATGGTATCAGCCGAGAAATAATAACCGGGGAATTTGAAAGTATAGCTGCGGCTAAGAGATGGCTAGAAATATGTTGGGATAGACCATATACTATAGTGAGAATTTCCCGGGATATTTCCCAAAGAAAGAACTAATCCTTTTTTAAAATAATCAATATCTTTGAAGAAAAAACTATGACAACAATATTATTTACTAATGGCTGGAAAGAAAAATATCAGCACATAAATTTAATCCCGCACACTCAAATAGTGCGTAAACCTTTTGGGCCACAAGGATGCTGCTTAAAAGGTTGTATTAACACTCGTACATGCAAAGATCCATTTTGCAAACAAGTTCTTGAAAAGAAAACAGAAGTAGTTATTAGCTGGCTTGGTTTTACACTAACCATCTTTTCAAAAAATGAAAAACTAAGTAAGTAAGTATCTAATGTTTCACGGGATTCTCAAAAAAGAAAACGGTAAACTTGTTTATTCTGATACAGCTGAGAAACTAAAATACGATATGTTCTTGAAAAACCTCCCAGAAGGAGCTACTATTGAGATCTATGTAGAAGCTGTTAAATCTGATGGTAGTGTAGCACAACTTGCTAAAGTACACGCGATGATTAGAGAATTAGCAAACTTCTTAGGTTACACCTTTGAAGAGATGAAATACGAGATAAAAGATAAAGCCGGTTTATGCCTTGTTAAAGACATAAACGGCTCTCAAGTAAAAGTGTGCAAATCTTTTGCAGCCTGTTCTAAAATGGAACTAGGTATGGCTATCAACGCCTGCCTAGAAGTCGGTGATATAGTAGGTTTTAACCTTCACTAGTTGGTTCTACATATCCCTCGTCTCCTGGCTCTAGAATTTCTTTTGCATTAAACTGCTTTTGTTCTACAGAAGCATTTTCGATTTCACTAAGCAAAATGAAAAGCGTTTGAATATCAAAAGCTTCTGGATTACTATTGTAAAACTCAGGAGACTTTTCTGATGCTTGTGGATTCAAAAACTCTTTTACAATCTCTGGATCAAGTTTGTTTAACTGACGAAAAAGCATAGATTTTACACGCTTATAGAAAAATCCACTGATTTTAATTGACACCAAATGGTCATCTTGAAGTTCCTTAACTGTAACGGCCATAATTTAAATGTTTAAAGTTTATGACAAATATAGATATAGATTCCATACGAGACAAATTACATATAAAATTAGAGCCATCTGGTTGGGCAACAGTGCTTAGACACTTTATCTACAGTGACGAGTTTAACAAAATCATATTAAAGCTAGAGCATGAAACTAAAGAAGGTAGAAGATTTACTCCTTCTCTTAGTAAAATGTTTAGCGCTTTTTATGATTGTCCCTATGATAAGTTAAGTGTAGTCATGATTGGACAAGATCCTTATCCCTATGTAGGGGTAGCTGATGGTAAAGCTTTTTCTGTGAGTAATGATTCTAAACATGTGCCGCCGTCGCTAAAGTATATCTTCAAAGAGATAGAGCGCACAGTATACAAAGAGAAAACGAACTTTCAACCAGATTTGTCAAGATGGTCCAATCAAGGCATATTGTTACTAAACATTGCTCTTACCACCACGGTAAACAAAGTAGGCCAACACTATCTTATCTGGCAACCATTTCTAGCGTATCTCTTTGATATGCTCAATTGGCACAAGTCGCAAACTATCTATGTTTACATGGGTAAAAAAGCGGGTGATTGGCAAGATAGTGTATCAGACAACAATAAAAAGTTGTTAACTTCACACCCCGCATCTGCAGCCCATAATAAACTTGAGAACTGGGATTCCGGGGACGTATTTAACAAAGTAAATAAATGTCTGGAAGCATTACAGAAACCCATAATAAAGTGGTGATGAACGAAAACTACTATTTTGATCTACAACAAGAGATACACCGCTTTTGCAACAAAGTTTCTAAAGTCTATGGGGTTACTATTCATGTTACAACTTTGGAAAAAATTGATATTCTGGCAAAACCTACTCTACAAAGAATAGAGGAAGCAATAATGAATATCATAAATAAAGAAGATCTACCAGAAGTTCCTAACAAGTTGGCAAATTTGAACAGAACGTATAGTATTTATAGACAAATATTTTGCAAAATAGCTAAGGATGTAGGTTATAAAAAAGGAGTAATTGCTGTTTATCTAGGACAAAACCATGCTAATGTGATTTACTCTATAAAGACAATAGACAATCTTCTAGAAACAAACGACTACAAAACCTCATATACCTATAAAAAATGTTTGTATGAACTTAGAACCAAAGAACAAACTATTGACCTTGTTGCTGGAGACTCTGAATCTCAAATTGACACCTAATGAGTTGTTTGCCATGTTGTGTTTCAAGGAAAAGATAATGATTGATCATGCTAAGATTAATCTATACTTTGAAATGCGACGACTCAAATTAGAAGGATATGTTATCTACGATGAGAAAGAAGAGAAAATAGTTATTACAGAAAAGGGTGAAGCTCTTTTAACTGAAATGGAAATGCTATATAGCAAAACAGTTGAGAGTGTTTCTAAACAGGTTATCGGTAATAACTATGAAGAAAAAATTACTAGTTACAACATGCTGTTCCCGCGCGGTAAACTACCTAGTGGTAAACAAGCTCGAGTAAATACTAAAAATCTAGAAGCTTCCTTCAAATGGTTCTTTAAAACTTTTGATTACTCATGGGAGATTGTTCTTAAAGCAACCGAGCTTTACGTAAATGAGTACAGATTACGCAACTATCTTTATATGCGTACATCCCAGTATTTTATTCGTAAAACTCTACCGGATCGTACATCAGAATCTGAGCTGGCTAATTATTGTGAGATGATTGTAACCGGTAACTATGAAGATCCAGGAAGCGAGCATTTTAGTGAAAGGGTAGTATAATTAAATAGATAGATATGTTGAAAGGTAAACAGGTTTGGAAAAGCCAAAAAGAAGGGTTTCTTGATTCTCTTAACTACCTAAAAGGTAGGCAAGAAGGCTTGATTAAAAGCATCAGGACACCCTGGGTAAAATTTAATGACGCATCTACAGATGGTATTGAGTGGAACTCTATGACTGTTATTGGTGGAAGACCGGGTAGTGGTAAAACTCTTATTGCGGCCCAGATAATACGAAGTGCTTATTCTCTTAATAAAGGGCAAAAGTTTAGAGTATTACAGTTTCAGTTTGAGATGCTAGCTCGTGTCTCCGCCATTCGTGAATACAGCAGTTATCTAGGTAAATCTTACAAGTATCTATGTAGCGCGGATGGTCAACTTACAACAGAAGATTTGACTAAATGCTATGCTTATGCAAAGAGTAGAGTAAAGTATCCAATTGATGTTGTAGATGAGCCATGCACAACAAAAGAGTTCAAAAAGATCGTAGAAACTTACATGGAAGAACACGCAGAAATAGTTGACGAAGAGAAGGTTTTTACAAAAACAATTATTACCTTAGATCATTCATTACTGATTAAAAAAGAGACTTACGAGAAAGATAAATATGAAACACTTTACAATTTAAGCGAAACAATAACTGAGTTAAAAAGAAAGTATCCTATAGCATTTATCATATTAAGCCAGCTTAACAGAAGCATTGACTCGCCAGAGCGCAATGAAGATGGTAAATATGGAAACTACATTCTAGAATCTGATCTTTTTGGTGCCGATGCTTTGTTGCAACACGCAGACATGGTAGTTGGTATAAACCGGCCAGGTAAACAAAAGATTAGATTTTATGGCCCAGATAGATACATTATTGAAGATGACAAAATTCTTGTCATGCACTTCCTAAAATGTAGAAATGGCGATAACAGAATGAGTTTCTTTAAAGCAGAGTTTGAGAAGATGCAGATTGTAGAAACAGATACTCCACCAACACAAGAAAAAAGAACATTAACCAAAATCATATAATATGTCAACAAAAACAAGAGCAGAAATCGTCAAAGAATTAAAAGAACACCATCAACTAGTATTTAACGTACTCGGAATCCCAGATGCTAGCTTTGTTCCTAAGTTAGCTTGGAAACCTCAAGACAAAGATTATTACTGTATGGGCTTCTTTGCTAATGAACTTAGCGGAGGAACTGATGTCTATACAGAATATGTCAGTGCTAATTTAGAACCCGAGGATCCACAACGTAAACTGTATAGGTGGAAATACAATCCTCATTTTGCTGAGGAGTATGACACTATACCTACTAGCTCTGGACATGTGAGATTTTTAATTCCTGTTGATGAGTTACATGAAGTAACTGTAGATACAAAAATTGAATCTGCATCAAAAGAGTTACCTAGTCTTAAGACTAAGAGTAAATCTTTTGAAATCATGGATCCTGACAATGACGCACCCATTGATCAGATGACTATAAAGGACCTTGCTGCAATATTGTGGCAGTCTCCTGTAAGCGACAAATCATTTTTAAACCAATTAATCGAAGAAAGATGGCCGAAGCATGCTTAATCATTGCTGAGTCTGGATCTGGTAAGTCTACCAGCATCCGCACTTTAAATCCTGAAACAACGTTTATCATCAACGTTGCAAACAAACCTTTGCCTTTTAAAGGCTGGCGTGAAAAGTACATACTTGTAAGCAAAGACTATCCCAAGGGTAACATGAGTAATACATCTACTCCTGGAGGTGTTATCAAAGCTTTAGAATATGTATCTACATCCCGGCCAGAGATCAAAACTATTATAATAGATGACTGGCAGTATATGTCAAGCTTTGAGTTCTTTGATAGAGCTCTAGAAAAAGGTTATGAGAAATTTACTCAGATTGGTGCCGGTATAGCAGCTGTTGCTAAAGCACCAAAAGATTTGAGACAAGATCTTGTAATCTTCTTCCTTACACATGCTGAAGACTTTTATGATAGCACTGGCGCTCGTAAAACCAAAGCTAAAACAATCGGTAAAATGATCGACGAGAAATTAACACTCGAAGGTTTATTTTCCATTGTACTATATGGCAAAGTAAAGAAAGACAAGGATAATAATCTTAGATATGTCTTTGAAACAAAGAATAGTGGCGATAACACATGTAAAGCACCACTCGAAATGTTTGAATCAGATGAGATTCCCAACGATCTAGAATTAGTACGTAAATCAATCATTAACTTTTAAATCAATCAAAAATGGCACTAAGCACAAAAAAAGTAAACACCGAAGGTGGTGGTAGTTATGTCTCAAAAACAATTGAACCAGGAAATGTAACAGCAAAGATTCTTGAAGTAAAACTAGAACCTTTCACTTTTGTAGAAAACTCCTACCATATTATTATGGAGTTAGAAACAAAAGAGATTCCTGGATTTGAAGGTTTTGCTATTAACAAAGACAAACCAGATGGGCCTAAATACAAAGGTCAAGTTGGACGTG